TTCCAAGAGTACCTGACCAATGAGGAACTTTATCACCCGACATAATTGACGCAACCACCGCTAAGTTGGGGTCAGTCATATATTGGTATGGTAATAGAGGTATGTCTTGATAAGATTCGGTATAGTAAAATTGAGAAATTATACTTGAACCCGGATTAATATTTGGTACTTGAGCACCAGGGTCTGTGGCAGGGTTAAATGCCGCACTTGTTTGTTGGTCGTCTCCACAATCACAAAGTTCACAATCAGGATAAGTTAAACTAGGTACGGTCAATAATGTAAAGTTTCTCCATAAATTTTCTGCAGCATCTTGTTGGGCTTGACAATTTTGTTTACTAGGGCAAGAAATGTTTTGTATTGACCCACCTAACCCTATCTTACTTAATATCTTTTTAATTAAATCAATAGCCTTATTAATTACACCACAAATAAAACCCCAAGCTCGACAGAAAAAATAAATTATCGCACCTAAAATAGGACCTATTAATTTTAAAAATTGAGCTAAAATATGAGCAATTATTACAATAAAGATTAAAATATATTTAAAAATCGGCATTACTATTCTTGCCAACAAGAACAATAAATCAAATCTAAATTGAGCGTCGTTTGTTGGAAATCTATTATTTTCACTTTCACATGAATCATCTAAAATATTTTTAACTGAAATGTATTTTGGACGTTGGAAACCTTTTCTATATTGTGTTATATGTTGAGCAACAGTATAAACTTTATTATACTGCATCATATAAAAAGTATCTTCACAATTAATTGCGGATTGTGGGTCAAAATAATCGTTCCAGTCTAAACTGAAAGCGTAAGATTTTTTTTGGACATTATATAGTGGTGGTGTTGAAGGATTTGTCCATCCGTATTCTCTAACATTTGGTACTAAAAAATAACCTCTCTTTACAGGCTGTCTCATAGTTGGAGGTTGATTCCATTTTACTTTGAATCTGTACTTCCCTTTAGTTGGAATTCCTTTACTTGGGTCATCTGATAAAACTTGTTCTCCAAACTCATTTGTTATTACATAATCCAAATTCATTGGCACGTCTAACATCCATGTTCCATTTTCATCAATTACTTGACCTCCCGAATCTAAGTCGAAAACTTCTAAACCAGGTCTACCTTGCACGTCTTGTCTAATAGTTTGTCTAATGGCGATAATTTCGCCAGGACCTGTAGTCATGCTACATAATTGACCTAACTTATTTTTTGGTTTACAGTTTCTTTTTTGAGTAAAATCATCTTTGTTAGATATTAAAGAACCCATAAAGATAGCCGTAGGTTCAATCTTGATGTTCAAACCTTCTGTTAAATCAAAGTCTGTTCTAGTAATTCCTAAAGAACATATATCAGGTTGTCCCCACAATGGTTCAATTTCTATTGTTTTATTAATAGAAACAATTTGTGGTAATTCATTTAAATTAGCTGACGATTTAAATTTGGTTCCCGCAACTTGTGATTCATTTGCCCTACCCATTCTAACTAAGTCTTGTGGGGAAAGAGAAAATTCACCAATGTCGGATAAATCAACGTCCAAATGAATAGTTTGAGGACCTACAGGTACACCAAAAATCATGTAGTCACCACTGTCGTTTGTCCTTGCAGTATATTTATAGTATTTGTCAAAAATTTCATACAATGCGGGTTCTGTTAATACATCTTCTCTCGTAAAAAAAGTACCTGTGGGTGTATGACCCCCATGTTGTTGTTTATAAGGTAGTAGGTTGTATCTATATCCGTCCTCGTTTAAATCATTAGTATTAGTATAAGGATATAAAATTGATTTAACCTCATTTTCAGAATCAACTTGGTCAATAGGTATAAAAACGGATACTTTAGCATTTGGTAACCCAAATCCATTATTAACTGATACTCTACCAACAACCACACCATAATCGGCACACGGTCTTGTAAAAATTTGACTTTGTAATATTTTTAGAGAAAGTATCTCCAAAAATTCAAAATCTTGGTCTAATAATACTTTGATTGACTTATCTTTACCGATATCGGTTCTTATTCTGTAGGTGTTAGACATTAATAAAATGTTTTATCATAAATAGTTTATTCTATATTTTCAAAAAGATAAACTAAATCCTAATAAAATAAATTATCAAGAAAAATTAACCATTTTAAGATTCTTAACTCTAATATTAATATCCTTACTTGGGAATCTAACTTGGTAAGTTTGCTTTGGTTCAGCAAATATCGTGTCGTCAATTAACTCGATTTCCTTAGTAGTTGCGTCAAGATATCTTTGAGAAGTTTGTGAAGATGAATACTGTCCACCAACTTTATTGAAAAATGAAATATTGGAAATTGAGATTACACCATTTTCATTTTGTATTTGTTTTCTTAATTCTGAAACATACACATTTTCACCCATCTGTCTATTTAACGGGTCGAAAAATGTAGATACTAAACTTATTATTTGAGATATTACAGTTCCTTGATTTTGAGTATTATCTAACACTACGTCCACGTCAACCGCTAAGTCAACTACGTTAGCGACCTCAATAGAAACATAGTCATTAATCATCCTATAATTAGACAAATAATTAGCAACATTGTTTTTTAATGTGTTGGACACTATCTCAGTTAATTTACCATTTTCATCGTAAGATAACATCCTTATTCTAATTTTATTATCTTCCTCAGTAACCGCAACTTTAGCAGGAGCTCCGAATTGTGATGGCATTGTTCTTATTATTGAATCGTAGTCATTAACCGTTACCGCTCTGTTTTGAGCCGCAAAATTAAACGCTACTAAATTTCTAACTTCTTCTATTGTTGGAGCGTTAGCCCCTCCAATTGCGGCAACAACATTTGTACATCTTAAAGAATTTATAACACTCGTATTAACAGTATCTGAAGGCCCATTTACTGAAAAACTTATAGTACCAATTTGAGTAATTGCATTCACACCTAAATTACTATTAATACCACCACCTATTCTATATTGTACAAATAGAGTTGTATTACCTTTCAAAGTACTTCCTAATCCAAGGTTATTTGAGTATTTGTATAAATCTAATTTGAACCCATTTCTTGCAAATTCTCGTAATTGTTCATCTGCCGATTGTGACCCTCCTCCAAAAGTCATTTTTAAAAATCCTTCAGGAGTATACTCAGTTATAAATTTAGTATTTGTTTGAATATACTTACCCACTTTTGTACCAGGTTGGTCTGAAACTTTTGTAGGGTCTTCAATAAAAACTCTATCTTCAATTAAAGCTTTAACTTCATACCATCTATCATCAGCACCTAAAAATTCTTGTACTGTTGGTACATCAGCGTATTGTGTACCATCTTTTAAAAGTACACTTGTAACACCTAAGACATTTTTTTCAGGTAAAAAAAGCTCAAAAAAAGGTCTTACATCATTTGGTGTGATAACTCTTTTGAATACTTTAGTTAATCCATTAACTACAGTTTCTCTTTTTAAGATTGTGTAGTTAAGTAATTTATTGTTGGCATCAAAATTAGGTATTTTTAATCTGTTAGGGTAACCTTCGGAATTTACTGGCGATGCGAAATCTATATCATAAACAGTTTCAAAGACTTGCCCACCACCATTTACTTGTGAACCTCTTCTCAAAATACCACAATACCTCAAATCTTCTTTATCACCAAACGCAGGAACAGTAATTGAAAAATCAACTAATGAAACTGAAGGTCTTTGTCCAGGTATCTTTAATCCATAATTTCTAGCTATATTATATATTGAAGAACGTTGTTGTGCATATTGTAAAACAGTTTCTTGTATACTTCTATCTATATTGAACTGTAAATTATCGGTAACCGCAGCGTTTAAATCTAACAAGGCAGAAAAAACTGACGCATCATTAAAGTTTTCAATTAAATCAGGATAGTAAGTTTTTGTAAAATTTATAAGTTCAGTTCTGATTGACTGAAAATCACGAGTTGTGTAAGATATTTTCTTATTTGCCATTTCTTTTAAATATTAATAATTACGAAATCGCTTGCATTGAACACATCACTGTTAATTACGTAATCGATTTTAATTTTTGCGGTATGTTCTTTAGTACCTATTCCAGGAACTCTATAAATTCTTTCGTCATTATCGTTAATGAATGTACCTTTATCTTCCTCACCTAAAGACGCGTCTGTTATTTGAATACTAGTAATTGTTATACCCGGTATATATTCTCCAACAGAATCCCTTATTTCTGTTTCAATCTCTGAAAAAGTAGGTCCGTCAAGAGGTTCAAAAATATATTCATATAATCTAGTGCCAAAATCAGGTAAATAATATCTAGTTCCTTTTCTTGTTAATAATAAATGTATTAAATCAGTTCTAATCTCTTCTTGTGAAGTTTCAGATAAGTCCAAATAATTCCCATCAAAAGAATCCCTAAAGGGAAAATTAATACCATATGTTTGAGCTTGAGCCATTCAGTAATAAATATATGTTGCGATTATTTTCTATAAATAGATTAAAATAAAAAATCCCGACATGTTGTCGGGATTATTGTCTTAATTAGGAAGAACATCCAAAACAATCGAATTGACTGTTCTCAGGTTTCGGAGGTAAATTCATATCACTATAATCAACTTTTGGTGGTTCTGGTGTTGGTTTAGGTTTGTTAATTTTAGAAATATCAACCGCCAAGTGTTTAGCCCCTGTTGAAATTGCTTTAGTTCTAACGTAATAACATAAAGTCTTTAAACCTTTTTCCCAAGCTCTAAAGTGAGATGATGTAATTTTAGATAATGTTGGATTACCCATATAAATGTTCATTGATTGTGATTGGTCAATAAAAGGAGCTCTATCGGCCGCCATATCAATTAATTCTTTCTGTGAAATTTCCCAAATAGTTTTATATTTTGGAATTAAGTGTTCAATTCGTTTAACTTTCTTAGTGTAGTTTTTATCTTCAGGGTCTAAGTAGTTGTTAAAATTAATATTCTGAATTGAACCTTCATTTAATATAATTTCATTCTTTAAATCTTCACACCAAATTCCAAGTTTTTCAAAATCACTAATTAAGTATTTGTTAACAATCATAATCTCCCCACCTACAACTCTTCTGTTAAAGATTGCCGAGTGTGCTGGTTCGGTCATTTCGTATGAACCTGTAATTTTGGCCGAAGATGCTAC